TTTCTGCACGACCAATTTTTAACGAGGTTCCAATTGTAGAAGAAGTTAAGGTTGAGTTCGGAGTTGAAGCTAGTACAGGGCGCATATATCCAGAAACAGTAATACATTTAGATATTTCTGGATACGGGAATAGAGTGCATTCAGTACATCGTTTCCCTGGCACCTTACTGAGTGCCGGTGAGTCAATTCAACTAAAGATGCTTTTCTATAAAAGACTTAGAAATTTTACTACAGATCGCTTCTTGACGTTTAGGGAATCTGACTGGAAACTATTTATCCGTGACCTGGTCAACGAATTTACGTATTAAAAAGTTAGTGAGGAGAAACAATGAAACCAGAAAAAATTGACAACATAAACAAACCAAGCCACTACCAAGGCTCAAAAGGCCTTGAAAGTATTGAAGTGATTGATAACTTCATTGGCAACTTGCCAGGTAAGGCTGCATGGTGCTGGGGTAACGCTATCAAGTATCTATTGCGCTTCCAAAAGAAAAACGGTCTCGAAGACCTGAAGAAAGCACGCAAGAACCTTGACTGGCTGATTGAGGAGATAGAACATGAGAATAAAAACATCAAACGGAACGATCATTAATGTTGATAAACCTAAAAATAGCATTACTGTTGAAGGTGTCGAGTTCAGTTCAGATTGTCGTGCTTTGGTATCAAAGCACAGAGATGGTACAGGGACAATCACTCTTGTATTTGATGGAGAAGTTATTTGAAATAGAATTGAGGTGAGAGATGCCTTTTTTTCCAGAAATCAACGAAGCAAAAACAAAAGAAAATGCCAAGAAAATCTTAAAAGGCTATCCTCGCTGGCGTCGTGTGGCCAATGACAAAAATGGTCAAAAGGTGACGACTACATACTCTTTTATGCCTCGCAATCCAGGAAGCGACACAACTAGTCAGGTTGAGAAGCTTGCTATCAGAAAAGTAGACGCAGAGATGGAGTTAGATGCTATTGAGCAAGCGGTCAGTGAACTACATGATCCTTACTATCGCAGAATCATATATGAAAAGTATATGACTTGGCATCGAAAGAAAGATGAGACGATATACAACGAACTTTCAATATCAGAGAGCTCATATTATGAGATTCTTGATAAAGCTTTATTGGCATTTGCAGAACTCTATCGAAACGGTGAACAGGTTTCGATTATGGAGTAAAAGCGGAGTAAGTCGGGAGTAAATATATAATTTTGTGTGCTAGAATTATATTATGAAATATTTGTAAAAGGCAGGCACATCCTGTCTTTTTTCTTTGAGTTTGGAGGTGATATCGTGAAAAAAGTAGAACCAATCCGTGAGCTTGATGATATTGAGAGGATGAAAGATTTTTTGAAATCAAAAAGCGAGCGAAACTATGTTCTAATCATGTGCGGTCTATATTCAGGAATGCGCATCAGTGATATCATACCTCTTCAGGTAAAACATGTTACGAGTGATAGAATCGAAGTCACTGAGAAAAAGACAGGAAAAGTCAAGCGATTTGCTATCAATCCAGAATTAAGAAAAGCCTTAAATAACTACATCAAAACAAATGATCTACAAGATTACGATTATCTGTTTCCAAGTAAGAAAAAGGTTAGGACGGACGGTGTGCGTATCGCTCACATTGGAAGAGTTGCAGCTTACCAAATTTTAAAGCAAGCAGCTGAACATGTTGGCTTAAAAAATATTGGAACTCACTCTATGAGAAAGTCATTTGGCTATCATCATTACAGACGAAATCAAAACGTAGCAATCTTGATGGAATTATTTAATCATTCGTCACCAGACATCACACTTGATTATATCGGTATTAAGCAGGATGAATTGGATGATTCAATGATGAATTTTAGTTATTAAAAACCTATTTATTTAACACATTGAAAAAATGTAAATTAGTTTTTAATAAAACAGATGTGAGCACTTGATATGCTTGAGGTTTGAGGATGTTGATTTTATTTAACAGAATATAAGATATGTTAAATATACGAGGGTGTAAGAAGTTAAAAAACCTCCCCCCTACATCATAAAAAATTACCCCCCTACCTCTTAAAAAGAAAGGCCCCTCCCTAGATGAATACCCCCCATGAACGACCGGACCGGAGCGGTCCTCACAGAGTTGCTTTTGAAAAGAATAAAAATATTATTCTCAAAACAAGAAATACTTGTGGGATTTGTGGACTACCAGTTGACAAATCCTTGAGGTACCCACATCCATTAAGTCCGGTCATTGACCACATTATTCCAATCAATCGCAACGGTCATCCATCAGATATTCAAAACTTGCAGTTAGCCCACTGGCAATGCAATAGACAGAAGTCTGACAAGCTTTACGCTGATGATAGATCAGCCAATGCTACTGTTGTGGGCAACAGGAACTTGCCACAATCTAGAGACTGGACAAAGTACAGAGCTTGAAGAAGCCAAAAAAAGAAAAATTATATTATTTTTTAAAAATGTCAAAAATAATTTTGAATACTTAGAATTTGAAAAAATAACAGATATGTGTGAAGTAAGTCCTAGCAGAGGATAGGGGGGTATCCCCCTCCCACTAGGCGCTCGAGGGCTTCACGCCGTCACTGTACATTTTTTCTCGCGCCAAATCATCACAATGAAAGGAGAACGGTTTGGAATTAAGAGGAATTGACTATCTCAGGAGGAAGTTGAATCTCTATCGGAGTAGAGTCAATCTGAGATACAAGCATTATGCGATGCAGCACTATGAAGCACCTACAGGAATCACAATTCCTGCACATGTCAGGGTGAAGTATCAAGCCGTTCTTGGTTGGGCTGCAAAGGGCGTTGATAGTCTTGCAGATCGTTTGATTTTCAGGGAATTTGCTAACGATGATTTTAATGTTACAGAAATCTTTAATCGGAACAATCCTGACATCTTCTTTGATAGTGCTATTTTGGCTGCGCTGATTGGTTCGTGTAGTTTCGTCTATATTTCGAAGGGTGAAGATGATGAGGTGAGGTTACAAGTCATTGAATCAAGCAATGCGACTGGTGTTATTGATCCTATAACTGGCTTGCTTGTGGAAGGTTATGCGGTGTTGGCTCGTGATGATTACAATCGTCCAACGCTTGAAGCCTACTTCGAGCCCAATGCTACTCACTTCATTCCAAAGGATGGGGAGCCTTACTCGATTACGAATGAGACGGGTATTCCTTTGATGGTTCCGGTCATTCATCGTCCTGATGCGGTCCGTCCGTTTGGTCGATCTCGTATTACTAGGGCAGGGATGTATCATCAAAAATATGCGAAGCGTACTTTAGAGCGAGCTGACATCACTGCTGAGTTCTACTCATGGCCACAGAAATACATTCTTGGGCTTGATCCTGATGCGGAACCGATGGAAAAATGGAAAGCTACTGTATCAAGCTTGTTGACGATTTCTTCTAGTGACAAAGGAGAGAAACCGAGCGTTGGGCAATTTACCACTGCTAGCATGTCACCGTTTACTGAACAGCTGAGAACTGCTGCTGCTGGATTTGCTGGTGAAATGGGCTTGACTTTGGATGACCTTGGTTTCGTTTCAGATAATCCATCGTCTGTGGAAGCTATCAAGGCTAGTCATGAGAATTTGCGATTGGCTGGTCGGAAGGCTCAGCGGTCGCTGGGAGCAGGTTTGCTTAATGTGGCTTATGTTGCTGCTTGCTTGCGTGATGAGTTTCACTATACTAGAAGCCAATTTGTAAGAACCACAGTCAAGTGGGAGCCATTGTTTGAAGCGGATGCGAATACGATGACTATGATTGGTGATGGTGTTGTGAAATTGAATCAGGCATTACCTGGCTATATCAATGCGGAGACAATTCGAGACCTTACTGGTATCGCTGGAGACATGTCTGCTAGGCCAGTGATAAGCGAGGGTGGTTCAAATGGAGAATGATGTTTTGCCTGGAATCTTGAAAGAGGTTCAGGAGAGGTTTGAGAGAGATTTTGGCAAGAGCGAGATCATCAGAAATGCTTTTGCTACATTAAAGTCAAAAAAAGCCACTTACAAAACTGCAAATGAGTTTGCGATTGAAATTGGTGAAATTCTCTCTAAGGCTCTAGGGGCGTCTCTGAGCGCCGATAAATTACCAGACGGGAAAATGTATTACAATATCGCTCAGCGTTTGCTGACGGACGTGCTAGGACGAAATCATGAGCTTGTGAGTGGTTATGCTAGTGATGTTCAGAAAAATTTGAATGATGAAGCAAAAATCGGTCTCAAAGTGCAAGTCCCTGAATTGAATCAGGATCGAATAGCTGGCATAGTCAAACGCTTTTCGTCTGAGGAGAATTTTGAGGATGTCAGTTGGTTGCTCGGTGAACCTATTGTGAACTTCACTCAGTCCATTATCGATGATACAATCAGGAAGAATGCTGAGTTTCATGCTAAAACTGGATTGGTACCGACGATCAGTAGACACTCTACTAGACGTTGTTGCAAATGGTGTGATAGCTTAGTAGGAAATTACATATATGGTGAAGAACCAAATAATTTCTACAGAAGGCATCAGCATTGTACTTGCGTGATTGACTATCATCCTAAAAATGGTAAGGTTCAAAATTCTTGGACTAAAAAAATCAGAAATGAGAGTTCCGATGAATTAGAAAAACGTAAGAGAATGAATATTGATGTGCGTGATAATAATCGCAAAGCAGATATTCAGGAATACAAGAAAATAGTTGATGTTTTAGGAGTTCAAAATGTCCCAATTTCACTAGCAAAGTTTCAGGATTTGAAGTATAATGGTGGTAAGGGATATGAACGCTTAAAAGATGTAGTTTATATCCAGGAAAACTTCAAAAATGGCACTTGGTTGGATAAAATCAATCCAGAAAAACAAGCTAGGCATATTCAATCAACATCACTGACTGGAAAGAGCTATTTTTATGATCATGTGGATATCAATGCTCTGTACGATAAGTACAAGATGACTGGATTTTTAGAAACAAGTAGAAAAGGCGCTCAAACCAGCAATGAAAAGGTTGATTTGTTTGAAGATAGGCCGTTAGGAATTGATGTATATACTGGTAAGCCGGTAAATGCTATGACAATAAAATATAGCAAAACTGGAGCACACTTAATACCGACATACTATGAAAGGGGAGACTGATGGAGCTTAGGGAATTTAATAACAAGGTTGTCAGAATCACCGATATTGACGGCCAAACATTTGAAGGCGTCTGTCTGTATGAGGACAAGGATGTCTATGATGAAGAACTTGATGGGTTGTCCGTTAAGTCAGGAACTCGGTGGACAAAACTCTTTGAAGATGAAATCAAGGAAGTTGAAATTATAGCAGAAGCACGTTGACAGTGGTCAGGGTGCTTTTCTTATGCTCAGAAAGGAAATTTTGATGAACAAATACAAAAGATTGATAGGATTGATTGAAGATAACAATCTGGAGATACAGTCCTCTAAATGTTACGACCCACAGAGCGCTTGGCATGGTGAGGAGTTATGGATTGTTGATAAGAAAAACAAAAATAAAATTTTTGATTTGTCACTTAATGGCTATTGTTTCAATGATAATTCTGTCGAGAAAGCTATTGAAGAAGTCGAGAAGTATCTATTATTGCAAAAAATGGATACATTTGATGATTTCAAAAAATGGGTGGAAAAGAATTCTAAGCCTCAAAAGAATGCATAAGTCGAAGGGCAGAAAGGAGTAAAGATATGTTTATTTGGGAATGGGTATCAATCGCTTTTGGGTGGTTGGTATTTTTGTTTTTAATCTTTATCGTTTCAGCGTTAATTGGCGGGATAATTGATGGCATAAAGAAAGGATTGAAGAAATGAAATACAGAAAGAAACCTGTTGTGGTTGAGGCGGTGTGTTGGAACGGCAATAACTATAAAGAAGTAATTGACTTTGCAGAAAATAATAAGATTTGGTTTGATGCACTTGGAAATATATGGATTTCTACACTTGAAGGTGATATGATGGCCAAAAAAGGGGATTATATTATCAAAGGAGTTCAAGGTGAATTTTATCCATGCAAGCCTGATATTTTTGCAGAAACATATGAAGAAGTAGAGTATCTGAATATTTTAGATAGTATCTAGGAGGTGATCCGATATCTCCCAGCGACAGGGTTATCATGCGATGACGATTGAAAGGAAAATAGAATGGCGAGGAAGAAGAAACTTGGCAATCAGAATCCTACTCAATCGGTGATTTTAAAATACGTCAAGAAAAATTCAAAAGCTAAAGAAGCGATTGAACTTTACGAGCGGACAGGCCTTTCTTGCTATGCTTGGCAAAAGAATATTTTGCTGCCTATGATGGCTGTTGACAAGAACGGTCTTTGGGTGCATCAGAAGTTTGGTTACTCTATTCCTCGTCGTAACGGTAAATCTGAGATCCTATATATCCTTGAAATTTGGGGCTTGCATAAGGGATTGAATATCCTGCACACGGCTCACCGAATTTCTACATCTCATTCCTCTTTTGAGAAGGTGAAACGATACCTTGAGAAAATGGGGTATGTGGATGGTGAGGATTT